CATAACCTGTAGGGGAGTTGTTTAAATGGCACTATTAGTTCCAAATATTGGAGAACTTGAGTCACTCAGATACTTGGTTGCACAGAACAACCACACTGCAAGTCTTGCTGACCAGTCTCCCAGAAACTTAGTTTTAAAACTTTTTACAAGTAATACCACACCAGCAGAGGGTGATGTTCCATCTGCTACTGCATATTATGAGCCATATGGTATCGGTAATACTAATGCTTATGGATTTGCGCCAACTACAGGTTATCCATATTGTGTGAATAATAGAAACGATCAAAGTTATACTTCTCAAACTGGAATTCTTCTCAACGGTTCTCGTTGGAGAATCAATCAGGTAGGTTCTGGAACAACTGCAACATATCCAGAACAAACTTTCACATTTACTGGAGATGCGGGTGATGTTTATGGTTACTATGTAACCAGAGCAAACAACATGCCTGTTGCTGTCCAGGGCAAAGTTCATTATGCTTCTGTTGGTATTGGAACTACTATTACAAAAGGAACTTCTGTCGATCCAACTATTGGAGTTATTGGTAATTCCTACATCACCATTGATCCAGACGTTAGTGTGGATGATCTTACTTTAGGAATGGTTGTTGGGGGAAATGCAGGAATTCAAACAGGAACTAAAGTCATTGGAGTTGATAGAGCACTTAAAGTAGTCTATCTCGATAAAGCACTGATTGATAACATTCAGGTTGCAACTGATCCAAGTGTAGAATTTAGTTTTGGTAAAATTACAGCAGTTGGCCACCAACTAGTCGCTGGAGATATTCTTTATATTGCTGCAGGAGTTGGAAATACAAGACTTGATTCAAGTGTGTATACAGTTTTCTCTGTTCCAAATGCAAATGAATTTTTGACTACTCCATCTATCAATCCAACCCTCAATACTGTAGTTGGACTTAATACCGCAACTCTTTACAGTTCGATTATGTATGCTGAAAGATTCACAAATGGTCCATACGCCGTTCAAAACAATGGAGACCAAATCAAGATTACATTAAACGTTGCTCTTGATTGATACTTGACTAAAAAATTTAATAATTTTAATTGTGAATGGGGGATTGCTATTTTATGGCGATCCTCTTTTTTGCGAATATCTGCAAGTGTCGGTAGAGATTACAAATGAGCACCTATGTATATAATTCTACAATAAGCACAAACACTTACGTTACAGAAGATTATGGCAGCATTTCTTCTTCTGTTGACGTAGATGTAGATTATTCTGCTGGCTTATCATTACCCGCACAAACAGTTGTAGACTATACAACATATTTTTATTTACCGCACACAGATTTTTCATCTACAGTTAAGACCTTTGATGATAATAAAAACTTTAGTAGTACAAATATTAATTTTTCATCAACCACACCTATAAATCAGGTAGAAACTTTTGATTCTACTACTTATGAAAATTTTGGAAATATTTACGATAATTCTACAATAACTCCATTTGGAAATATTTCTACAAGTGGTGTATTAACTGGTGAAGCGATAACTTTCCATTATACAGCACCACAGGCAACACTACCTATTGCAGGTAATGCTCTATCATCACTTGTCAAATTCTGGGTAGGTAGTGGAACACTATTTGAAATAGGAAGTGGATTAGAAAGAACGGTCAAACCGTATGTTTCTTCCGGTACACTTCGATTCCGTCCAGGTGCCTTTGGCACCAGAGCAGACAATGATTATGATACGTGCGACAGTGAAATTACCTGCGATATTGGCGGAATTTCGGCATTAGAAAGTATAACGAATGCATATAATACATCTTCGATCTATAACCCTGATTTAGATTATGGAAGTGTAGCTTCCTATGTTCTTGGCGGTAACGACCTTGGATTAATAACTCAGCAAGATCCTGGACATTTCCCATATGATGATTTTGGATCGATATTAGATGCACCAATCATATATCCATCCCTTCCATTTGGACAAATAACCTTTGTAAGCAGTGCTGTACCTCTAAGTTTCACTGCAAATACTCCAGATCAAACTATTCTTTATGGATTCTCCGGAACAGCCTTAGAGGCTTTCTCTGCAAATACTCCGGATAATACACAACTTTTCACTATTTTTGGAGAACTTGTCCATCCATTTATAGACTATACTCCACATTATGGTATAGATCAAAATATTGGTGTTGGCACAACTGGCATTAAATTTGGATCTAGAGTATTCCCAGAAAAATTTGTATTCTCATACAACGAAAATTCTCCTTGTTACGATTCCGTTGCGGAATCTGTTGATTTTGGATTATTAACTGGAACACCTATAGTTCCAATAACTTTACCTAATACCGATTTCTTAGATTACGGTTTAGTATCCGAGGAAGAGACTGGTAATATTCCTGATAATTTTGGATGGATAACGGAACCATTAATTACTATCTGCCCATTTGGTTCAATATACCTCTCTGGATCTCTTGTAGAGAAGAATACCGATGCTTATGTTGGTATTGGAACAGCGACCTTCTCTGGAACTGGTCTAGAGTCTTTCTCTGCACAAACTCCAGAGGATACTCAACTCTTCAGTATTTCTGGATCTCTTGTAGAGAAGAATACGGAATCTTATGTTGGAGTTGGAACGGTAATCTTCTCCGAGACTGCTCTGGAGTCATTCTCTGCAAATACTCCAGAGGATACCCAACTCTTCAGTATTTCTGGAATAGCTCTAGAGTCATTCTCTGCACAAACTCCAGAGGATACTCAACTCTTTAGTATTTCTGGATCTCTTGTAGAGAAGAATACGGAATCTTATGTTGGAGTTGGAACTCATTTATTTGATGTTGGTATTTTCAGTGTTCCGTTGACAACAGATGATGATGATGTAACTTTTGATTCAGATTACATTTACTTCGATGCTACTGAGTTAAGATATGATGCTATAGTTTCTTTCACCGCAAGGCCTCCGGTAAATACTCAACTCTTCAGTATTTCTGGAACTTCTCTGGAGTCATTCTCTGCAAATACTCCAGAGGATACCCAACTCTTCAGTATTTCTGGAATAGCTCTAGAGTCATTCTCTGCACAAACTCCAGAGGATACCCAACTCTTCAGTATTTCTGGAACTTCTCTGGAGTCATTCTCTGCACAAACTCCAGAGGATACTCAACTCTTTAGTATTTCTGGAATAGCTCTAGAGTCATTCTCTGCACAAACTCCAGAGGATACTCAACTCTTTAGTATTTCTGGAATAGCTCTAGAGTCATTCTCTGCACAAACTCCAGAGGATACTATTCTCTATACTTTCTCTGGATCTCTTGTAGAGAAGAACGCGGAGTCTTATGTTGGTTTTGGTTCCTTTGGTCCTGTTCCGGGGGTTGGATTTGCACCAGATGGTGATGGAAATCTACGTGATGCTAAGACATATTCTAACAGATATGGATTCCAAATTGGAGATTTTAACCTTGGTTCTGGAATAGGAACCATAAGAATAAATGGAATTGCTAGAACAAGATTAGCTCTACCTTATTTTGCACAAGGATCTATTTTCATATCTGACGGATTAGCCGAATCTTTCAGTAAGGCAAATTATAACGGATCTGGAATATCTACTATTTCTGGAATTTCTTCTACAAGAGAAATTAATGTTTATGGTTATTATGGAGATGATAACAATCCAGGAACATCTGGAACAATATTCATATCTCAGCAAACAACACCATCTATTGAAAGAAATACAGAATCTTATGTTGGCTCTGGCCAATTAACTGCTAGTGGTGATTCCAACATAGTAATTAGGAATTCTTTCCTTGGATTAGGAATTGTTCAATTCTCTGGAACTGGTCTAGAGTCTTTCTCTGCACAAAGTCCAGAAGATATACAACTCTTTAATATTTCTGGTTCAAGTCTTGAAGTATACTCTGCACAAACTCCAGAAACAGAAGTACTTTATGTTATCAATGGATTCATTGAAGAGTCTATCACTAATAGTTACGAAGGATCTGGATTAACAAATCTTAGTGGAAATTCAACCACATTCTATGTTCCAAATTATCCAGCAAGAGGAACTCTTAGATTTGTACATCATAATGCAGACAATGACTATGATACATGTGATAATGAAGAAATTACATGTGATAATCAAGATTCTGCAAACGTAAGTTTCACAGCTAATCCACCAGAAAATACTGTTCTATTCAATTTTGATGGAACTGCAGTCACTACTGAAATTGCAGTATACACTGGAACTGGATCAGGTCTTTACACAATATCTGGAACTTATGAAAGGGTTAGATTTGCATATTCTGAAGTTGGAATTGGAACAATATTCATTGCAGATATTTCTTCTCAAACTGAAACTGATGTTTATGTTGGATCTGGAACTCTATTTGCAATATCTGGCGCATCTGAGTCTTACTCTGCACAAACTCCAGAAAACACGCAACTCTTCCAAATCTCCGGATCTGCGGTAACGTCGGTAGAATTCGATTATCCGGTTGTTGGTATTGGATTATTTACATTAAGTGGATCCGCAATAACTTCTGAAATTGCAACTTATACACAAATAGGTTCTGGAACTATAACTCTTTCTGGCGAACTTCTTTATCCAAATGTTGTTTATATACCATCACCAGATGGTTCTGGAACAATTAATGTTCTTGGATCTTCCAATAATTCTCTTACAAAGACCTATGATGGAATTGCTGGAAGTCTATTTGGATTCTCTTCTGGTCTGGAATCATTTACAAAATCTACTTATATTGGAGTTGGAACAATTTATATTCAGCAACTTTCTGGATCAACTATTAATAATCCATTCCAGATTCCAAGAACTTATGTAGTCATCATTTAATTCTGATAAATAAATCAGAAGAAATAGTAATTTGAGTCGTATAGCACTATGACCAAGCAGGTACAGCTTAGAAGGGGAACATCTTCAGAACATGCAGTATTTACAGGAGCGGTTGGTGAAGTAACTGTAGATACTACTTTGGACGTTTTAGTTGTCCATGATGGAGTTAAACTTGGGGGTCATTATTTAGTTGGGACTGGATATGGGGCAACAGTAACTCAAGGAATGGTCAACAAAACTTTTGTTGGCATAGGAACTACGACAACAAATGGGGCAGCTCTGGTAGCTGTAGGCGATGCTGCAATAAAAGGTAGATTAACAACAAGAAGTTTAGAAGTTCTTTATGAACCCCCAATTGTAAGAGAGGGAACTTTAACAGATACTCAGATTGGAGAACCAGCTGAACTTTTATTCATTACTGGAATTGCAACAGATAATATTAGAATAGGTTATCCAATACAAAACCTTAATCATATAGATCTTGATTGTGTTGTAGCTGGAATTGGTGTATCAACCATTGAATTATCAATAATTCACTTTGGAGTTGTTGGAACACTTACTACAACATTTGCTTTTATAAATCCCTTTTCGGGAGCAACTAATCTTTATGATTTAGAAGTTTCAAATGACGCTATAATAGCTGAGGCAGGTATTACAACTGCATATGTACAAGATTTATTTGTAAATGCAGGTATTGTAACCACCGCAGGAATTACAAGTGCTTATATTAGTGATGCTTATATTAATAGTGGTATTGTAACTACTTTAAATGTACAAACATCATATTTGACTAATGCAAATATTAGTGCTGGCATCATAACATCGGCAAATATTCAAAATGCATATGTTAACAACCTTTATGGTAACATAGGTCTTGTAACAACTATTACTGGTACTGATTTAACTTATACTAATGCAGATATTGATAATCTGTATGTCAATGTTGGTGTAATAACTGCTGCAGGAATTGAAACCGGCAGAGTCGTCAATTTCTATGCAACTTCTGGTATTGTAACTACAGCTGGAATTGAAAGTGGTAGAGTTGTTAATCTTTATGCAGCTTCTGGTATTGTAACTTCATTCTCGGCTTCTACCGGATATATCAATGATT